CTTTTTCTTCGCTATTTTCACCGTTCTGGACCCAAGGCTAGCCAAAAACCACAATGAATCAACGAGGCAGGAAGTCGGCTGCAGCACTGGCCGTTGTGGACGAAGGACCAGGGTTACAGCCGATCATGCCGCCCAAAGACCTGACGCCGGCCGAGCGTGGGGTATGGCTGGAGATCGTGAATAGTAAGCCGGCAGACTGGTTCGGGACGGAGCATGGTCCGATGCTGGTTGAACTGGTTAGACACGTGTGTCGGGGGTCGGTCATTGACCAGCAAATTCGGCTTTTCGACCCGGAGTGGATGAAGACGGACGAGGGGCTTAGACGCTACGACCGGCTGGTGAGCATGGGCGCCAAGGTCGCGGGGGTGGTCCAGACCTATATGCGGTCCATGAGGCTTACGCATCAGGCCATCTATCACAAGGACAAAGCCAGTATGGGTCCGGGCAAGGGCCGGAAACTTTGGGACAGAGACCACTGACCCGCGGGGAACAGAACGCGGCTTGGATCGAGCGGCACTGTAGGATCCCAGAAGGTCGGTTCGTCGGGAAGCCGGTCAAACTGACGTCCAAACAGCGGAAGTGGCTTTGCGAGATATACGATACCCCGACTCGGCTTTTCATCCTATCGATGGGCCGAAAGGGGGCCAAGACCACCTTTGCGGCTTTTCTGCTCCTGCTCCATCTTTGCGGTCCTGAGGCTGTCCGGAACGGGCACCTGTTCAGCGATGCTCAGTCTCGAGATCAGGCCGGCATCTTGTTTGCACTGGCGGCTAAGATTGTCCGTATGTCGCCCGATTTGGCGTCCGCTGTGGCGATCAGGGACACGGCCAAGCAGCTGGCCTGTCCCGAGCTCGGAACGCTTTACCATGCCCTTTCTGCCGAGGTTACGACGGCGTTTGGCTTGTCCCCGGTCTTTACCGTCCATGACGAGTTAGGCCAGGTCAAGGGACCGCGATCGCCTTTGTACGAAGCCTTGGAAACTGCTTCGGCCGCCCAAGAGAATCCGCTGTCGGTCATCATCAGCACCCAGGCGCCGACCGAAGCCGACCTGCTTTCCTTGCTGATCGACGATGCTTTGACGGGGGCGGATCCCAGGATCAAGGTCGAGATATATAGCGCGCCGCTCGAGTTGGACCCGTTCAGCGAGGAAGCGATACGGGCAGCGAATCCGCATTACGACGACTTCATGAACAAGGAGGAAGTCCTAAGGCAGGCTGCGGATGCAAGGCGGATGCCGAGCCGGGAAGCGTCCTATCGCAATCTGATCCTGAATCAGCGGGTTGAGGCTAGGAACCCGTTTATCAGTCGGGTGATTTGGCAGGAGAACGGGGCGAAGCCTTTGGGCGAGCTCCGTGGGGCGAAGGTTTATGGCGGTTTGGACCTGTCCAGCGTCTCCGACCTGACGGCCTTGGTCTTGCTTTCGGAGTTCGGGAAGGCTTGGGACGTATGGCCTACGTTTTGGCTTCCCGAGGTCGGGCTGAGTGAGAAGTCACGGACCGATCGCGTCCCTTACGACCTTTGGGCCGGCGAAGGTTTGCTCTTGACGTCGCCTGGCTCAAGCATCGAATACGAATTCATCGCTGAGCATCTTAGGGGAGTCTTCGATACCTGCGACGTCCAGGCTATCGGCTTTGACCGATACAACTGGAAATTCCTGAAGCCTTGGCTCGAGCGGGCGGGATTCTCTGAAGACGAACTGTTGAAGTTCGTCGAGTTCGGGCAAGGATTTGTGTCCATGTCCCCGGCAATCCGCGAACTGGAGTCATTGCTGCTCTCGCGGAAACTCAGGCATGGCAACCATCCAGTCCTGACCATGTGCTTTCAGAACGCAACTGTGATGACGGATCCAGCCGAGAACCGGAAGTTTATCAAGGGTAAGGCGACGGGACGAATCGATGGCGCAGTCGCGACCGCGATGGCTGTTGGCGTCATGCCGACCGTCGCGGAGGGCGAACCCGAGTACCAAGTTTTCACCGTATAAACCAAGAGCACCCCCCTGGTTAGCCCGCTTCGGCGGGCTTTTTTTTCGAGGTAAGGAAATGACGATCCAAAAACTAATCGGCCGCGCCGACCTTGAGATCAAGGGATTCGACGAGGCATCGCACACGATCAAGGGCATGGCGACTACACCAGGCCCCGACCGTACAGGCGACATTATCGAGCCGCTAGGGGCCAAGTTCGCCAAAGAGATTCCGCTATTTCTCTATCACGACTCCAGGCTTCAGGTTGGAACGGTGAAGCTGGGGCCGGCGAACAAAAGCGGCGTTCCATTCGAAGCGACCCTACCTAACGTCGTCGAGGCTGGCGCACTGAAGACCAGGGTGGAAGAAGCATGGCATATGTTGAAGTACGGTCTGTTGAAGACTGTCTCTGTCGGGTTTATTTCGATAGGCGACAGCGTCGAAAGGCTCAAGTCAGGCGGGCTTCGCTGGCTTGAAACTGAGATATTGGAACTGTCACTTGTGCCGGTTCCGATGAATCCTGAAGCAGAAATTTCTTACATCAAGTCAATCGACGAAGCGCAGCCGGCCCCGTCGGGTCAACGCTCGCCCGTCGTGCGCTTGGGTATTCCTCCCGCTGTTGCGGGAAAAACTTCCCCAACTACGCAAGGAACTACCATGACAACGAATCAGGAACACATCGCCGCTCTCGAGGCGAAACGCTCCGCTAGTGCGGCGCGGATACAGGAAATCATGAGCAAGTCGGCCGAGGAAGGCCGGACCCTGGACGATGCCGAGGCCAAGGAATATGACGAGCTCAAGGCCGAAGTGAAGTCGGTCGACGGACATTTGGTCAGAGCCAAGGAGACGCAAGACCTGATGATTACAAAGGCCACGCCGGTCAAGCCCGAGGCCGGGACGGATCCGGAAGTTGCTGACAAGACCCGCAATGGCGTCGTGACGTGGGGCAAGTCAAACCTGGCTCCCGGCATCCGCTTTACCCGCTTTGCTCTGTGCGTTGCGAACGCCAAGGGCAATCTGATGCAGGCGGAAATCCTGTCGCGTCGGTTCAATGACACGACGCCGGAAGTCAACCTGGCGATGAAGGCAGCGGTTGCGGCCGGCACGACGCAAGACGCGACCTGGGCCTCCCCGCTGGTGCAACTGCAGGAAATGGCTTCGGAGTTCGTCGAATTCCTGCGTCCGCAAACCTTGCTGGGCCGTATTCCCGGCCTGCGTCGGGTGCCGTTCAACATCAAGTTTACCCGGCAGACCGCGGGGACTACGGGGACGTTCGTTGGCGAGGGTTTGCCGAAGCCGCTAGGCAAGATGGACTTCGAACTCCTGAGCCTGCCGTTCGCCAAGGCCGCGACTATCATCGTCATGACGGAAGAACTGGTCCGCTTTTCGAATCCGAGCGCGGAAATGCTGGCTCGGGATGATCTGGCCGCGGGCATTGCCCAATATCTCGACAAGCGTTTCATCGACCCGACCTATGCCGGCGTCACAAACGTTAGTCCGGCGTCGATCACGCATGGGGTTACTCCGATTACGTCATCGGGTAATACCATTGCGTTGATCTCGGATACGGTCGAGGCCGCGGTCCGGTCATTCATCACGGCCAATCTCGGCCTTGGTGGACTGGTCTGGATCATGTCTCCGGGTACTGCTCTGTCCCTGTCCTTCCGCCGCACGACCCAGGACATTTTCGCCTTTCCTGGTCTTGGCCCCAACGGCGGGACGTTCATGGGCTATCCGGTCATCACGAGCAACAACGTGCTGTCGGCCGGTTCGCCTGGCGAGGGTCAGGTCATTCTGATGGACCCGAGCGAAATCCTGCTTGCGGATGATGGTGGGGTGTCGATTGATATGTCGACGGAAGCATCCCTGCAGATGGACGGCGCCCCGAGCAATCCGGCAACGTCTACCGTGAGTATGTTCCAGTCGAATATGATCGCTCTGAGGGCCGAGCGGTACATCTACTGGATGAAGCGCCGCGATGCAGCGGTTGCGGTGATCCAGAACGTCGACTGGTAGTAAAACCGGGCCGCTCGCTCACAAGGCGGGCGGCCTTTTCGTGAGGATTTATGAAACGCAAGATGATTTCAGATGGGAAGTTCACGCATGAGGGTAAGGCTTTGAACTCGGGCGATGAATTCGAAGCAGACGAACAAGAGGCCGCGGACTTGGCTAGCCGGCCGATCCGGCTCGCGCATTACAAAACGGAAGATTCGTCCAATGGGGCGAAGCGGCAGTATCGCCGCAGAGACATGACGGCCGAAAAGTAAATGCCGATTTTTGAAGCAACAAAGAATTACGACGGGATGGATTGGGAAGTAAAGGACGTGTCACTGTCGTCTGTTCCTGTCGCGCCATCGGGGTTTTTCGGGGTTATCCGCGAAGCATTTACCGGAGCCTGGCAGCGGAATGTTGAATGCGAGTCGCCCAAGAATCTGCTTGCGTTCTCGGCGGTCTATTCCTGTGTTTCCCTGATTGCGGATGACATAGCGAAACTGCGAATCAAACTGGTAAAGCAGCAAGCGGACACGACCTGGCAGGAGGTAACAAGCCTTTCTCCATTCCTTCCGTTCTTGCGCAAGCCGAATCGGTATCAGACGCGGATTCAGTTTCTATCGCAATGGCTCACATCGAAGCTATTGCAGGGGAATACTTACGTCCTGAAGGAACGTGACCAGCGTGGCGTAGTTGTGGCGGGATATATTCTCGATCCGCGCAGAGTCACGCCTTTAGTTGCGGAAGACGGGAGTGTTTATTACCGGCTGGACCGTGATGCACTTGCAACGCTTGCCCTTCAAGTCACGGTCCCCGCGAGCGAGATCATCCACGACCGGATGATTACGCCGTGGCATCCACTGGTAGGCGTTACGCCCATTTACGCTTGCGGAGCCTCTGCGACTCAGGGCATTCGCATCCAGGCGAACAGCGCCAAGTTTTTTGAGAACAGGGCGCAGCCTTCGGGGATGTTGACTGCTCCTGGCAAGATCACGGATGCAACAGCCCTGCGTCTCAAGGAAGCGTTTGAAAAGAACTTTACTGGAGAGAATATCGGCCGTTTGTTCGTTGGCGGCGACGGGCTGGAATATAAGCCGATGACCATGCCTTTCAACGATGCTCAGTTGATCGAACAGTTGCGGTTCACGGTGGAAGATGTGGCCCGTACTTTTCACGTTCCACTGTATAAACTCGGCGGGCCGCTCCCGACATTCAACAATGCGGCGATGTTGAATCAGGAGTATTACGCCCAGACTCTACAGGTTCACATCGAGGCGATTGAAGTCTTGATGGATGAAGGTCTAGGACTTGGCGCGACGCCGAATACGGATCTGGGTGTAGAGCTCGACCTAGACGGATTGCTGCGCATGGATCCTATGAGCCGCGCAGAGGTCGCGCAGAAACTATCCGGCGTCGGGAAGATCAACGAACTCAGGCTGCGTGAAAATTGGTCGCCGGTTACGGGCGGGGATACCGTCTATCTGCAGCAGCAGAATTACTCTGTGGAAGCACTGAATCGGCGCGATCAACAGCCAGCGCCTTCTGCGACTACTCCGAGTGTGACGCCTGTGCCAGAGGCAACGCCCGCGCCGCCGACGCCGGCCAAAGCCGCTGCAGACGAAGCGTTGGAACTCGCCAACGCTTTGATAGCGAAATTCGCACGTGCTGAATCCTGAGCAACTTGCGGAACTGCTGGCGAAGGTAAAGCCTCGCCGCGGCAAGGATGGGAAGGACGGCAGGGACGGCCGCAACGGGCTTGACGGTATTGATGGGAAGGACGGGGCGCCGGGACTCCCTGGCGGGCCGCGAGGGCCTGCGGGGAAGGACGGCGATCCTGGTCGGGATGCCTACGAACTTGCGCTCGAGCAAGGATTCGCTGGTGATCGTCAGGCATGGGTCAAGTCGCTGCACGGCAAGCAGGGTGAGCCGGGACGGAATGGTAAGGACGGTCTTCAAGGACCAAGGGGAGAGCAGGGTCCGAAGGGCGACAAAGGCGACATTGGCCCGATACCGCATCATGAATGGGAAGGCACGAAACTACGCTTTGAGCAATTCCCCGGTAAATGGGGAAAGTTTGTCGACCTCCAAGGTCCGCGGGGGCCTGATGGTGCTGGCAGGACTGGACACGGAATGCCGATCAATATTGGGGGCGGAACTTACGATCCCTCTCCGTCTGCTACTGCAGCAGTACAGAACACTTATTTTCCTAGCGGTTGGAACTGAAAGGACGGTCATGGCTGACGTAACGATTTATCGAGATCCGGCAGCGGTCAATGTAATAGTTGTCGACGGCGTTCCGCCTGTTGACCAATCCGCCCTCGTGGCGAGCCTGCAAGCTGCCATTGCTGGAGTCAGGGCGCGCGCGCAGGCTCGCAAGGACGCAGACGCGGCAAAGGTTGACGGGCAGGACGATCTGGACGCGCTCGCGGGGCTCTGATGCAGACCGTCACCTTTTACAAGCCGGCAGGGCTAACGGTTGAGGTACTGGATCGCGTCGCGGTTCCTCCTCCGGTCGATATTCAACAGGATTCTCCGGTTCCTGATGTCGACTGGCTCGAGGGCGGTCCGGGGACTTGGCCGATACTCAGCCACTATTCAAGCCCGACCGGGAAGGTACTGACTCTAGCGGCAGTTGGAAGTCTGCCGCCTGGAGTGACGGTAGTCGGCGGCGGCTTTGCCTACGACGGGACAGGTTCATTCCGCACATCTGTCGTGGTTAATTGGGCAATCGCGGCGCACTGATGCAGACAAGCGGCCAAGCCAAGACGCACGCGGCGATCGTTCTCCCGATTCCGCCTGCAGGTTCGCCTGATGCCTTAGCCATCTATGACGGCCCTGCAGACGTCAAGAGGTCGCCGCCTGGCGGAATTTCGTCATCGTTCCTCTATCAGACTTGGTTGCCGTGGAAGAACAACAAGACCGGTGACTGGATCGATGCGGCAGGAGTGGCGCAAGGCACGACGCCATTCGCGCAATTCTCGCTTGCGGCGGGAGCGATGGGTAATGCTGGCGTAGACGTCACCGTGCTGGTCAAGAAAAGTACCAGCATCGTATTGAGGGGCGTCGGTGCCGCCACAGTTGTATGTAATGCGCGCGAATCAGGCAATGGTCCTGTGATTGCTTATGAGACGCCGAGTGGCCTGGTCGTCTCAAAATGTACCGCTGACGCGGAATGCAATCCGTCGACTGCCTACGAAATGGGCGCGAATCCGACCTGGACCGTCAGTTCGGCGAATGGCGTATATCTGTCGTTTCCAAATCCGCCCGTTGGATGGACCAAGGCAAATCTGATTCTGCCGCTGAATAAGGTCTGGACCGGCGGCAAGATCAACGTCTACCAATTCGCGTGGGGCGGCATTTCGTACCCCGGTCCAGCGGATACGCTGTCGCTAAAGGGCGACCCGCGCGTTTTTCTTGAGACGGAATCGTTTGAAGACCTGCCGCCATTCATCGCGGCGATGGTCTTTGGTACGGCCAATAGCCCAGACACTTACAAGCAGAGGACCGTTGTCGATACGCCGGCCGGACGTGCTCTGCAAATCACATTCGATCCGCACGTTAACGGAGCCCTGACCGCGGCGATTCCGTTCCCAAATGGCGATGAGGCCGACGAGGCGGCGTGGGAGTTTGAAGCACGTTTCCTGCCCGACATGCTCACAGGGCTGACGCAGGGCTTCAAGTTCTTTGCTGGGGCTAGCTCATCCACCAAGCCAGATGATGCCTACTATGCGAATACCTGGAAAGTTCAGGTCGGTCGCGCCGGAACGCTACTCGCTGGTAATGGTGGCGCGAAGTCTCATGGTAACGATGGCTGGTCGACCCGCTTTGATATGTTCGCGCCTCCTGGTCCGGATCATCCCCTGGCGGGCCACTTCGCGCCGATGCAGTATTGCTACTGGCCGGAGCAATCGAGTTTCTACGGCGATGCGCATTTGTGGAATGGGTCCGGATTCACGCCTTACGTCGACGAGTGGCACCGCTACTCGATGCGGCTGAAATGCAACACCTGTGTTGGAACGAACTATTCCAAGGATGCGGAACTGGACTGTTATCTCGATGGCGTTCTGGCTCACCGCTGGCGCGGATTTTATCTTCGGACCACTGACGATCCGCTCATCATGCACGCGCCCAATAATCTTGGGCCTGATGGCAAGACGTATGACGTCAAGTCGCAGCTGAGGATCGGCCGCATTTGGCTTAACACATATCACGGCGGGCTAGACTATCCTGCCAGCCGTTGCTCGTTCCAGGTCCGCAATCTTCGTGTGGCGAAATTCAAATGATACAAACGAGCGCAAACGCGAAAACACACGCGGCGACTGCAGGCATTCCGGCATGGCTTAATGGCGTGCCGGTGTTGGGATGGAAGGCGGTGCCGGGCAGTCTCATGAAGGACATGGACTACACGCCGCAGCTAAACGCGGGATTGTCTGCCGATAACAAAGGGACACCGGGCGCGGGTTTCAACTTCTACGGTAGTCCGATTTCTGGCTTTTTCGGCTACGGGTCGTGGATGCTGCGCGCGAGCGATTCAATGGTGCTCGGCATGGGCGGCGGCGGCGCCGGCGCCTGGGCGGGCAACGACATCCGGGGCCTGCCATTGCTCGATGACGCGCCGCGCTGGAGAACCTTGGTCGATCCGTCGCCGGCTTCGAACGTATGGGGATCGCGCTACCAGCAAGTCCCAGCGACAGGCCCGCATTCGCGGATGAAAGATGGCGTAACGCCGAACGCGCGGCATACGTCTTGGATGCCTCAATTCGACGACGTCGCGAATCGCGTCTATTTGATGGGCTGTGCGCTGGTGTGGGAGAGTGATAGCGATCCGCCATATCCGGACAAACTAAACGTCGACAGCATCTCGCTTGACGATAAGCAATGGACAGGCCCCGGCGCGCATCCGAATCTTCTTCACACATGGGGCTATCAAGGATTTTGTGTTTGTTCCGACCGGACGAAACGCCGCGCGTATATTTTTGGCGGATCGACGCTCGACGTCTTCGACTGGCCGACGAACACGATTTCGACGCTGGTTAGTTCCGGTCCTACGCAATGGGATCGCGGCTCCGCAGCCGTAGATCCGGTCAACAATCTCATTTTGCACATCGGCTGGTTCACGACGACACCGAATCAGCCGACCGTCATCAATCTTGCGAATGGCGCGCTGACGCAGGCGGTGCTGACCGGAACGTATGCGAGCGCGATCATTGCCGGCGCCGGCCCCTACGGTGCGGGAATGTGCTACTGCCCAGATCTCGGCTGCTTCCTATACTTTCCGGACGACGGCTTCGTCTACGCGATCACGAAGACCGACCTCGCACACTGGGCGGTCGATCGTCTGGTGACGACGGGAGTCGGACCCGCGCCGCACATTTCCGGCAATGCCGGGACGCCACAGGTATGGAGCCGATTCCAATACGTCCCGGCGCTCAAGGGCGTTGTCGTCGGTCCGGTCTGGAATCAGCCGGCGTTTTTCTTGCGGATCGTGTAAATGGCGATCGCGCGCGTCAGTTCCACGTCCGCCGACGTTGGCTTTGCAGCCAGCATAACCTTCGGTGCTTTTGACGCGGGGAGCGCAGCGGGACGCACGGTGTTTGGATTCTGGACGAACGACTCGACCGCCGAGCACCTGACTTCGTCAACGTACAACGGCGTTTCCTGCACGCTGGGCACGGAAGAAGTTTTCTCTTCGACATGTCTGAGCAATGTTTCCCGCCTGATAGGCGATGCCAACATAGCGACAGGCACGCATAACTTCGTCGGGAACTACACGGACGGGAGTCATCATCCAGGCGGGATCGTCGTTTCGTATTCCGGCGTCAGTGCGATCAGTATCGTCGCACAAGGCCACGGCGACACTGGCGGCACGCCAGCAGGGCCGATCACGCTGACGGGGACGGGCTTCAACTCCGGCGACCTGGCCGTGATGCTGATGTCTTTCCACGCAGGTGCGTCGACGACCTATACGGATTCGCATGGCACGACTTTCAGAAGTGTGGGCGCGACCACGTTCCGTTATATCGGCATCGAACTGACGGCAAGCGGATCAAGCGTAACCATCGACGGCACGCCAAGCGTGCGCGCTGCGTGGACGGGCTACATGTTCCGGCTGCAACCGCTTGCCAGCGGCACGGTGCGCCGGCGCACGCTGGGCCAGCGCATCGGATCGCGTCAAGGCGGATTTGTGCGCCTAGCTTCGGGGCTCCTTGCGCCGCGGCGTTTTGCTTCTAACGAATCATCCTTTTTGGAGGCCGCATAAATGGAAGGCTTCCTAAAGCTAAGCACCGCGGTCAATATCACGGTGCTGATGATCGACAGCAGCGATCACGTCACCGGCAAGACCGGGCTTTCCGCCGGGCTTACGATCTATGCGACGAAGGCGGCAGGGACGCCGGCAACGATCACGCCGACCGTGACCGAGCTGGATTCGACCAACGTCAAGGGCGTCTATAAGCTGGCCTTGACGACCGGCCACACCGATACGCTGGGCGAACTGCTGCTGCACATTACAGCGACCGGCGCTGACCCGACCGATATAAAGTGGCAGGTCTCGACCTACCTGCCGGGCGAGGCGGCGACGCTTCAGGCTGACCAAGCGGTGAATGCTACGAAGATCGGCGGCACGACGCAGACGGGTCGAGATATTGGCGCGAGCGTTCTGCTTTCAGCTGGAACCGGCGCGGGGCAACTGGACTTCACTTCCGGAGTGGTCAAGGCGAACGCAACGCAATGGCTCGGCGGGACCATTCCTGCAGTCAATGTAACTGGCGTCCCGATTATCGACCTTAAGTACACGCTCGGCACGATCTCTCCTGCGACGGCTGGCTCGGTGCGGGCCGATTCCGTTACAGGAGCAGTTGGGTCTGTGACTGGCGCTGTGGGGAGCGTGACCGGAAACGTCGGCGGCAACGTGGTTGGCTCAGTGGCGAGCGTTACTGGCAATGTCGGCGGCAACGTCGTGGGCTCTGTCGCTAGTGTTACCGCTCGAGTCACGGCAAACACAGACCAGCTTGCCGGACAGACCGTGACTGCCGCGGCTGGAGTGACCTTCCCGAGTTCAGTAGCCAGCCCGACGAATATCACGGCCGGCACGATTACGACTGCGACGAATCTGACGAACGCTCCGACTTCTGGAGACTTCACGGCAGCCATGAAGACGTCCCTAAACGCCGCGACGCCGGCTAGTGTTGTCGGCGCCGTTGGGTCTGTCACTGGAAACGTGGGCGGCAACGTAACAGGGTCAGTGGGCAGCGTGGCGACTGGTGGTATCGCTGCAGCCAGTTTCGCCGCGGGCGCCATCGATGCAGCGGCTATTGCAACAGATGCTCTTGGCGCGCTGGAGTTGGCAGCTGGAGCAGCATCGGAAATCGCAACCGCAGTCCGGACGGAACTTGCTCCCGAGCTCGGGCGGGTCGATGTGGCGGTAAGCACCAGACTTGCGACGGCTGGATACACAGCGCCGGACAATGCGGACATTTTGCTTATCAAGGCCAAGACTGACAACCTGCCAGCGAGTCCTGCAGCTGTTTCGGATATTCCGACCACGGCAATCGTAGCCGATGCGGTTTGGGACGAGGCCATAGCGGGCCATCTTGGGGCTGGCTCTACTGGAGCGGCCCTGAACGGCGCCGGGGCCGCTGGAAATCCGTGGATTTCGGTGCTTGAGGGGACATTAAACGCGGGTGACTTGCTGCGGATTACGGCTGGAGTCGCCGCGGGCAAGACTTCGATCACGCCTTCGGGCGACGGCAACGCTACGGTTGTATTCCGCGACGTGTCTGACGACTCCGATATTGTCACGGCCAACATGACCGGCAGTGAACGGACGGGAGTAACGGTGGCGCCATGAAAACACAGATCGACCATCTTGCGGATTCCGTCTTTGTTGCGGTCAAAGGATTCCTGACGGCCGAACTCGACCGAAGACTGGCCGCATTGCCTGTGCCGAAGGATGGCGCTCCCGGTAAGGACGCGGACCTGACAGCGGTGGAAACAGAGATTGCCGAAATTGAAAAGGGGCTGGCCGACGTCAGAAGCATTGCGGTATCGCCGGAGCACGTCGAAACGATGATTAAGTCGGCGATCGAGTCATTGCCAAAGCCTAAGGATGGTGATCCGGGGAAGGACGGCCGGGACGGAGTTGATGGAAAAGACGGCGCTCCTGGCGTTGACGGCAAAACAGGATTCGACGGCCTGCCTGGTCAGGACGGTGTCGACGGAAAAGACGGCAAGGATGGAATGGATGGCGAGCCGGGCCGGGACGGGCTGAGGGTCGATGTTCTTGATTCGATCGACGAGGAAACCAGCTACCAGCGGGGGACTCATGCTTGTTACCGGGGCGGGGTGATTCGTGCCAAGCGCAGGACTGATCCGCTGATGGTGCAGCCGGATCTGGACAAAGCCGGATGGCAAGTCGTCTTGGATGGGATCGACGAAACCATACCGGAAATAAGCGCCGATTCCAGAGTCGTTACGCTATCGATCAAGCGCACAAGCGGAGTTGTGACGAAGCGCGGCTTTGCCGTGCCGACCATGATTTACCGCGGCATTTGGAAGGAAGGCGAATACCAGTTGGGCGACGTGACGACTTACGGCGGGCAGCTGTGGCATTGCCAGCAGGAAACGAAGACGCAACCGGGAGTCTCGCCGGACTGGAAACTCTGTGTTCGCAAGGGCATGGATGGGAAGGACGCTGGAGAACGTAAGCAGCCGCAAGTCGTTGCGCTTAAGTGATGTGGTCTGTCCCGCGGATGTGGCCGGGGGAGACTTGTGCCGTTCTAGCGTCCGGCTCGAGCATGACGCAGGAGGTTGCGGACACGGTTAGAGCGGCCGGCATACGGTCTATAGCGGTCAATACGACGTTCAAACGCGCGCCCCGGGCCGATATGGTCTACGCCGCGGACGAGGCATGGTGGAAGTATCACAAGGCCGAACTGATGTTGTATGCCGGCCTGAAGGTAATGTGTACGCCGACGGCGATGCCGAATATGTGCGCCCCGTTCCCCGGAATCCACGTTCTGAGGAATACCGGCCGCGATGGGTTCGATCCGAACCCCGCCCATATCCGGACCGGGAACAATAGTGGGTATCAGGCGATTCACGTTGCCGTCCATGCTGGCTGTAGTCGAGTCTTGTTGTGCGGATTCGATATGCATGGCGGGAACTGGCACGGCAGACACCCGGAGCCATTGAGAGAACACGGCAACGACTATTCAGCCTGGTTCCCGATGTTTGAGACGTTGCACAAGGAATTACAGGAACGGGGCGTCGAAGTTCTGAACTGCACTCCCCGAAGCGCCTTGAAGTGCTTTCCGATGGCCGATTTGAAGGACGTTCTTGCGTGCTCTGTGCTTGCTGCGTGAACGGACGGTATACCGCAGGCAGGCATTTGTGACGGGCCTTCAGCGGGCGGGTTATGAACTTGTAAACGCCATTCCCCGACCTGAGCCGCGGGACGTTCTCTGCATTTGGAATCGGTATGCCGGGAATCATGAGCAGGCCAGGAAATTTGAGTCTGCCGGGGCAAAGGTTCTGGTTGCGGAGAACGGATACATACCGGATCTTGCTGGTGGTAAGTGGCTGTCCCTGGCCTTGAATCATCATGCCGGTGCTGGGTCTTGGAAACACGGAGGACCCGAGCGTTGGGATTATCTTGGCGTCCGGTTTGGGGAGTGGCGGCACGTCAATAACGGCGAGACGATCGTTCTCGGACAGCGGGGAATCGGGGAGCCGGGGATAGCGTCTCCTGTCGGTTGGGCTGAGTCTGTTGTCCGGAAGGTCAGGGGAAGGATCAGACCTCACCCAGGGACGAACAAGAATATCGTCCCGCTGGAACAGGACTTAGCCAAGGCGTCTGGTGTTGTCACTTGGGCGAGCTCGGCGGCATTGCGGGCGTTGTTACATGGGATTCCCGTTTGGTACGCCATGCCGAAATGGATAGGCGCCCCGGCTTGCAAGCCTCTCGGCCAATGGCCCGAGCCGCTGCGCGACGATCAGGCAAGGCTTGATATGTTCCGCCGACTGGCCTGGGCACAGTGGAGACTTGACGAGATCGAGTCCGGCGAAGCCTTTTCGTACCTTCTGCAATGAGAATCCTCGTTGCCGGGAAGTCTACGAAAGGGGCGTGGCCGATTCGTGGCGAGCAGCTTGGAGAAGCCATAGGTGCGCGAGTCGTACCAAACGCGAAAGCCATTGAGGACTGCGATGTGGTCATCGTGGTCAAGCGTCCCAAGCAGGATTTGCTCGAGCGGATAAAGCACTACGGGGCGCCTATTGTTTGGGATGTGGTCGACTCCTATCCCCAGCCTGGGGCATTGGAATGGGGGAAGTCGGCCTGCCTTCACTGGCTGGCATTGGAGGTCAAGCGAATCAAGCCGATCGCCATTGTTGCGGCGACCAAGGCGATGGCGGCGGATTGTGATTTCGGTGTACCCGTTATAGCCCTCGAGCATCACGCCCGGATGCAGAAACGAATTAACCCGATCCGCAAGAATGTGGAGGCGGTCGGATATGAAGGCGATGAACGATACCTCGGAAAGTGGCAACCGTTTTTAGAGCAGGAATGCAAGCGGCGTAAGTGGCGGTTCGAGATCAACCCGAAGTCTTTAGCAGACCTGGATATTGTTGTTGCCTTGCGCGAGGCTAGGGGTTATGCGGCTACGCAATGGAAATCTAACGTCAAACTAGCGAATGCCCAGGCCTCGGGGACGCCAATCATCATGCAACGCGACGCGGGGTATATGGAAACGGCCTCGGGTTCGGAGTGGCTGGCCGATACGGAGGCCGAAGTCCTTAAGGCGTTGGATGAAATGGCTACGCCCGACGCGAGGGACGGTTCTCCGCGGTGGCTTGCTGCCAATCGGATGCTGCCTGTTGCGCCGAAGATAGAAGACGTTGCCGACAAATATCTGCAATGGCTGCATCAGTTGAAGTTTTGATTTCCGGCGACGAGTCGTTGCAGGGCAAGGCGGCGATGGAATGCGCCGCTGTGGGCGCTGATCTCGCTGGCCTTGAAGTTGTGGTCACGAAACAATATCGGGGAAAGTCGGATTGGCTCTGCCTTTACGGGCCAGGTCATGCGCATCGTAATCTGAGCAGGATGGCGCACGTTGCCAGCGGAAGACAGGTTGCTTGCTGGGACATAGGGTACATATCTCGTAAGGTGTACGCCCGAGTAGCGGTCGACCATAACCATCCGCAACGGCTATTCAACGAGACGCCGAACGATGGGAGCAGATGGGACGTCCACGGAATTACGCTGCGCGACGACTACGATCCGAACGGGCATATCGTTGTTGCAGGGATGGGGCCGAAGTCCCGCGCGCATCTAGGGCTTTACGATTGGGAACTGAAAACATTGTTTGAAGTGCAGGCAAGGTTCCCGAAAAAACGAGTCCTGTACAGACCTAAGCCTCAGGGCAGTCGTGACCCGCAGATTGCATGGACTAGTGACGGGACGAGTTCGATTGAAGATGTCTTGCGGGGCGCCAGCCTTGCGGTATGCAGGCATAGCAATGTTGCCGTGGACGCTTGTATCGCTGGAATACCTGTCGAGTGTGAGGATGGGGCTGCGCGTTGGCTGTATGCGAAAGGGAGCAATCCAGACGCAGAGTCCCGGCTGGACTTCCTGCATCGGCTGGCTTACTGGCAATGGAAAAACAATGAAATGCGAGAGGCATGGACATTCCTGCAAGCGGTCTCAAACTGAACCTTGGGAGCGGTAGGCACAGTCTTGACGGCTGGTTCAACATCGACGCCGCGGCGAATCCGAAAGCGGTTCGGCCACCTGACTTGTTGTGCGATGTGAAGTCTATTCCACTGCCTGATGCCTGTGCTTCTGAGGTCATGGCGATTCATCTATTCGAGCATTTATATCGTTGGGAGTGCGATGACACGATTGATGAATGGCGAAGGCTGCTCAGGCAAGGCGGATTGCTGACGCTGGAAATGCCCGACTTGTTCAAGTTCTGCCGCAACATTCTGGAAGGCATACCGGGTAAGAATCATGCGGACCAGTTGGGGATGTGGGGGCTTTATGGCGATCCTCGGGACCGCGACCCGCTGATGGTCCATCGCTGGGGCTGGACGTTCATCACGATACAACCATTCCTGACCGAACACGGTTTCACAGACATTCGAGAGGACGTAACGCAATGGCACAAGGTAGGACGGGGCGTGCGTGACTTTAGGGTGACGGCGAGGAAAGCATGACCTGTCTCCGCGTCTACATCGGTCACGACTCGCGCGAGCAGAAAGCCTTTGACGTCGCGGCCAAGACTGCGCGCGCTTTCGGTTGTGATGTGATTCCACTGTACGAGGACAGACTAAGGGCATCGGGGATGCTGACTCGCCCAACGGATAGGCGCGGCGGTATGTGGGATCTGAACAGCAATGCCCCGCAGTCCACGGAGTTTGCCATCAGCCGATTCTTTGTCCCGCTACTTGCTCATTCCGGCTGGTGTCTCTTTGCCGATGCGGATGTTGTGTTCATGGAAGACCCGCACGAACTACTGTCCATTGCCGACAACGGAAAGGCCTTGCATTGCGTCAAGCATCCTCCGTTCGATCTTGCACAAACCAAGATGGACGGGCAGATACAAACGCAGTACAGCCGGAAGCTATGGTCGAGCGTGATCTTGTGGAACGCGGACCATCCGGCTAACAAACGTTTGAACCTGATGACGCTGAACCAGTGGCCGGGTAGGGACTTGCACCGCTTCGCCTGGCTGGCCGATGACGAAATCGGAAGCCTGCCCGCGGAAGCTAATTGGCTGGTCAATATCCAGCCTAAGCCGGCGCGGCCGATCGTTGCCCATTACACGCTAGGAACTCCTGACATGATCGGCGAATCGGCGCACTCGGATATTTGGCAGGCGGCGAGCCAGCGATGACCTATCCCTACGGCAGCTGGTCCTGGGGCTATTCAATGCGTCGCCAGGAGGCGCTTGCACGCTATGGACTGAGAATCGTATCTGGCCCGGACGCAGAGCCGATTTCGCTGGAGCTCGCGCGGGCGCACCTTCGGCTAGACGTTGATGACGACAGCCCGCCATCGCACCCTGACGACTTCTGGCTGACCGAAGTAGGCATCCCCGCGGCCCGCGAGGCGTGCGAGAGCGAGCTAGGTAGGGCTATTGCCCCACAAGTTTTCGAGATCAGCCTTCGCGGCTTTCCGAACTGGTTTCCCGGCATCGAGGTCTGTTCCGTCGATGGGCTGGTTTATCCCTGGGCGATAAGCCTTCCCATGTCGCCGGTTGAGTCTATTGTTTCGGTGAAGTACATTGACGCGGACGGAAACGAACAGACATGGGATCCGGCGAATTACATTCTCGATACCTGGTCGGACGTGAACGTGATTTATACGACCACTGGCGTTAGCTGGCCCCCGACAGGCGTAGTGCCGAACGCCGTCAAGATTCGCTATGTCGCTGGGTATTCATTGCCAGACGATAGCCCGCTTTCTTATCCTCTACCCAAAGCGATAATGGCGGCGATGCTTCTCATGCTAGGGCATTTGTACGAGAACCGCGAAGCATCGACGGATGTGAAGCTGGACGAGATTCCCCGTGGAGTATCAGCCTTGCTTGAGCGGGACAGACTCAGGTTGTCGATGGCATGAGAGCAGGCAAGCTAAGGCATCGGATAGAGGTTGACGAACCGATAACGAGTCAGAACGATACGGGCGAGGAAATAGTCAACTTCATGCCGTGGCCGCGCAAGGTGTCGGCTGAGGTCCATCCTCTGACTGGCCGGGAACGGCTGCTCAGTAACGGTATTCTGGCATCGTTCGATACGCGGATTGAAGTCCGCTGGAGTCCCGAGAACGCTAGGATAGATGCTAAGTGGCGCATCCTGTTCGCAGGGATTATCTACAACATCGTGAGTGCTGAGGACGTCGACTTTGCCCATCGCCGGATTGAGATCATGGCGACGAGCGGGGCGAACGAAGGCTAATGCCAGTTTCTACGACAGTCAGAGTCGAGGGCTTGCGGGAACTCGGTGAGCGTATGCGGGGACTTAGCCGCGAAGTCAACCTGAAGATTGCGCGGTCATCGACTAATGCCGCGGCCCAGGTCATCAAGAAGATCGTCAAGCAAAAGGCGCCGGTCGCGCCCCCTGAAGTAACCCCGAAGATTCCCTATGGGAGCCTGCGAGATAACGTCATCGTCAAACGTATCACAAAGACCGAACTGACGTCAGAACATATCGTCACGATCCGGGGCAAGAAAAAGGATTTTTACGCGGCTCGAGTCGGAAGGCTGCAGGAGTTTGGAACAGTCAAGATGCAGGCGCATCCGTTCATGAGGCCAGCCTTTGAGCAGGGCAAGTTGCAGGCGATGGATGCGCTGGTCAAGAAGCTAAAGACCGGAATCGACAAGGCGAGCAAATGAGCCTGGAGGCCGATCTATTCTCGGCACTGAAATCGCTGGTCGGGAATCGTATGTCGCCTGATACCTTTCCCCAACCTCCAGCCGTTCCGGTCTGGCCGGCGATTCGCTATACGTTTGTCAGCAACGTCCCGTTTGTGGACTTGCTCGGGGATGGTGATGACGAGACCTCGGAGCCACACGTCCAGTTAGATGTAGTCGCTACATCGTTCTCCGCAGTCCGGTCGCTCAGGCTTCAGGTGATGGCGGCGATGCGGACCTTTGCCCCGCCCGCCATTCTGCAGAACACAACGAGCGAATACGACTCTGAAACGAAGACGTATCGCGAGATCATGGAATACTCTTTTTTCGGCTCGTCTGACAGCGGCAACTCGCCGCCTTAGCAAGTAGCCGACCACTGAAGCCGCCTCCGGGCGGCTTTTTTATTGTCGAAAGGAAATATCATGGCATCAGGCCGCAGATACAAATTCCAAGGAAGTTTTATCGGGGTACTGGTGGACTACGATGCCACTAGCCCGTCCAAAGCCATCACTGCGATCACGAAGGCGAATCCCGCCGTCGTGACATCAGCAGGTCACGGCCTCGTCGATGGCGACGTCGTGCATATCACTGGAGTCCTGGGCATGACAGAAGTGAACGGAACCTCGTTCATCGTCAATTCCCTGTCCTCCAGTACGTTCGAACTCGTCGATACCAATTCGACCGGCTACGGAACGTATGTGAGCGGCGGGCTTTTCGACGTCGCTACCTTCAGCAATTTCTGCGAACTGACCGGCTACAACCGGACCGGAGGTTCTTCGCCGGAACAGGACGCGACCTCCCTTTGCTCCGTTTCAAAAGAATACGAGATCGGTCTGCCCGACATGGGTACGACTCAGATCGACTTCAACTTCGCCCCGCAGACGGCGATTCAATTGGCCCTCAAAGCCTTCGACACGTCCAAGGAACTCATGGCGGTCAAGGTCATTCTGCCGAACAGCGGCGGGACGATGGTGCAGCTTGGCTTCGTTCAGCAGTTGAGCGAGCAGGTTGCGAATCAAGGTCTGTGGACTGGATCGGTCACGATCCGGAACACAGGTCCGCGTTATGACATCGCGTGATCTGTATGAACCGCGACGAACTGATTGCAAAGATGAAGGTGACGGCTGCGCAGAAACCGACAGCCGTTACTGTTCCTGGTTGGGGGAAAGTCTGGGTTAGATCCCTGACCGTTGACGAGGTAGATGCACAGGACGAGGACACAAACGACAAGAAGGATCGCACTCGGCTTTCCCGCGGCGCCGCTCGACTGATTTGTGACGAGAACGGGAAACGGATGTTTGATCCAGAAAACCCGGAGGACGTGAAGTTGCTTGCGGCACAGCCCTGGAATCTTGTGCAGATGGTACTCGCTGCGTCTGGTAAACAGACGGAAGAGGCCGTAGCGGGAAACTGACGCGGCGCCAGGAATTCCGCATGGACCTGGCGCTAGAAAGCGGATGGTCAGATGAATATATCGGGGCCATGTCAAACACGCAGTTTTTGCGTTGGCAGAAATACGCCGCTACACGAATGTTTCCGTCGCAGCGTCTTGAGTTGTATTTGATGCAAGTAGCAATGATTATCGGAAAGGTCATGGGCGGAAGCAAGGCATCATTGCAGGATTATGTGATTGAGCGGAAAGCAACCGGGGACGATGAAGATAACCTTGAAGCGGCTAAAGAAGCGTTTGGCTTCAAGCCGCGGATTGTGAAGGGATAGGGCATGGCTGCGTCTCTTGGTTCGATGGTCGTAAGCCTCGGGCTGAATGCGACCGAATTTGTAACGGGCCTGACCAAGTCCGAATACGAGGCCCGCAAGTTCGCGCAGAACATGGAAAAGATCGGCCGTCAGGCCGGTACTTTCCTTGGTGTAGCGGCTACAGCTGCGGCGGCTGGTCTATTTGTGATGACCAAGAATGCCATCGACGCCGCGGACCATCTGAACGATCTGTCAAAGAGTACCGGGATTGCCGTCGGGACTCTTGGTGGATTAGGTTTTGCCGCCGAACAGTCAGGGTCCAGCCTTGAAGGTGTGGGGAAGGCCGTTGGCAAACTCAACATTGAGATTGCGGCAGCGGCGGCAGGAAATGAGCAGGCGAACCGTACCTTTGCCGCAATGGGAATCTCAGTCCGAGACGCGGCCGGCAACATCAAGGACGCGGACCAAGTATTTTCCGAGGTCGCAACGGCATTTGCTAGCTACGAGGACGGCCCGAACAAGGCCGCGATAGGTAATGCGCTGTTCAAGAAGTCCTATCAGGACATCATCCCTCTGCTCGACCAGGGCGGCGCCAAGCTACAAGCCAACGTCGACTACTACAAGAAATACGCTGGCGTCACTGAGGAGGTCGCGCAGCAAGCGGACGAATTCAATGACACGATCAAGAAACTTCAGCTACTTACCGGATCGTTCGCCCGGACGCTGGCGGCTGAATTACTGCCATCGTTGCAGAACGTCGCGGACGAATTTCTAAGGTCCAAGGAAAAAGGGGACCAGTTCAAGGGGACGGCGAGTGATGTCGCCGAGTTCCTAAAGGGCGCGGCTGTTGTCGCGGCCTATACCGCTCAGGCATTCCGCGGCCTGGGTTTGGTCATTGGTGCTACCGCTGCACAGTTGTCAGCTCTTGGTCATGGCGACTTCAAAGGCGTCAAGTTCATCGGGGACGAGGTAAAGAAAGACATTGAGGAATCGAAAAAGCAACTGGCATCGTTTGTCGATGCAATCAACAATACCAAGAAAGAAACAGGCACAGCAAACAACGCATTCTTTTTCAATCGCACTATTACCACAAAGAGGCCGGCGCCAAGCATAGGCGATACCGGCGCGATCGGGGATGCCGAGAACCTAGCCAAGAAAATACTCGACGGACAAATCAAGGCGCTGGAAGCCTCGATTGCCCGCGAGAAAGACATACTCAGTGAACGGGCTGATTTCCTCCGCGACTATTTCAGCGAAGGACTGTTGTCGGTCGAGCAGTATTACGACCAGACGCAGCGGTCTCGTGACGAGAATCTAAGGGCCGCGCTTGCTGATCTGGACAAAGAGGTCGCCGCAGCCCAAGCAGCTAAGGCTAAACTAAGTAAGGCTGCTGATCGAGAGGAAGTCCAGAACAAGATAAACGACATACGCGAGCGCCAGGCCAATCTGACCCGCGACGCGGCGACGCAGGAAAGGGCTTTTGACAGGGAACGTGATCGAGCGGCCCAGCAGTACGCGGATCAGTTGGACGAACTGAACGCGAAGATGCTGGAGCTCGCCGGGAACACCGCGGCGGCTGCGTCTATCCGGTTCGACTCGCAGAATCGAATCCTTGCCAACTCGCTAGCCTCTGCCCGCAATCAGCAGGGCCAGGATCAGCTTGCGGCAATCAAGGCCGCTACCGTCTTACAGTCCCGGCTGAATGACGAGCAACTCAAGTTCACCCGCATTCTGGACGTCGTTGCGCTCAAGACAAGTGCCATAGACCTCCTGCAGCAGAACGGCTCCCTGACCGAACTGGACGCCATCAACAAGCGATCGGAAGCCTACCGAGCCTATATCCCCCTGCTTGAGCAGGTAGCGGCCAAATACGACGTTCTAGCCGCATCGGCAACCGATCCTGCCTCTGCCGCTGGATTCGCCGTCAATGCCGCGAAGATACGCGAGCAGATAGCACAGATGGCCGTGGCCTCTGATGCCCTGGCGCAGAAGTTCCGCGGCGTATTCGTGGATGCTTTTGCAGACGGGATTACAAGCCTTGTGACCGGCGCTAAGACGCTCAAGGACGTGCTGAAGGACGTCGAGAAAAGCATAGTCCAGTCCATCAGTCAGATAGCGTCCAAGAATATCTCGGAATCCCTATTCGGCAAGGAAGGGGCGTTGGGTGGCATCCCCAATTTCTTCGCCGGCCTGTTCGGGGACAAGTCCAAAGGGGCAGGGGGAGACTTAATCTCTACGATCTTTGGCGGTGCCAAGGGTGGGGCAACAGCAGCAGACGCGGCCCTCGTTACCCTCAGTACTACTACGGCCGTAGCAGACGCCGCGGTTGTCACGTTCACCGCATCCATGACCGCGGCGACGGCAGCTGCGACGGCTTTTGCTGCGTCCGCGAGTGCAGGGAGTGCCGGGGCGATTGGAGGCGGGGTATCGAATTTCGTAGACTTCGGACAGTTCTTTGCTGATGGCGGATACCCGCCTGTCGGAAAACTATCAATCGTCGGCGAGCATGGGCCGGAAGTCTTTATCCCCAATGCGGCCGGGAAGATTATTCCGATGGATCGTATATCACGTCAATCTGGAGGCGACTCGATTACGGTGCACGTCAACGTCTTGCCTGGAGCCTCTCGAGCATCGGCGGAACAAGCGGCGGCAGCGGTTGCTCGGGAACTGAATAGCAGAGGAAGGCGGGTCGCGTGAGTTTCAAAAACATCCGTTTCCCGGTCGACATTTCCTTTGATGCCGTTGGCGGGCCGGGATTCCTGACGAACGTTGTTCCGGTCAATAGTGGTAGAGAATTTCGGGAAGACGTCTGGGCGCTAGAACGGGGCGAATGGGAAGTAAGCCATGCCGCGAAACTGCCCAACAAATATGAACGGCTGCGCTCATTTTTCCGCGTGGTCAAGGGCAGGGCTTATAGTTTCCGATTCAAGGACTGGACGGACTTTGTAGCCTTATCAGGAGAAGGTCTGTTCATCGACGCGGGCGACGACAGCCCTGCGACGACTAAGCAGATGGTCAAGCGTTATACCTTTGGCTCGGAGACATTCGATCGCGTCATTACCAAGCCGATTAGCGGGTCCGTAACGACGGACGCATCGAGTCTTGACTACAACACCGGCATTGCAACGAGCGGGACATATTGGTTCGGTGAGTTCGACTGTCACGTCCGATTCGATACGGACAAGATGCTGGCCGTAACCAAGGATCGGAATCCGGCTGAAGGTCTGATTATCACCTGGGCAAGTATTCCCCTGATCGAGATCAAGGGTTGAAAACGATAAGCGTCGCGCTCGATACAGCATTGAGCGCGGAGTTGATGGGCAGGGCGGTACTCCTGAAGATGACGCGGACGGATGGGGTTATCGTCGCCGCGGCGAATCACGACAGGGACATCATCTTTGGCGGCGTTGCGTACCTGTCCAGTAGCGGCGGGACGGAGACTGATGTTGCTACGACTTCGGCCCTGAACGTCGATAACGCGAGTCAGAAAGGCATCTTGTCCCTAGACTCGATTACGGACGATGACCTCCATGCGGGTCTGTACGACTACGCAGCCATCAGTCTGTTCTCGGTCAATTACAAGGATCTGAGCCAGGGAGCGTACAGACTCAGAGACGGCAAGATTGGGCAGGTAAGCACGGAGCGGAGCACGTTTGTTGCCGAGCTCCGGGGCATGATGGAAGCGTTGCAAAGGCAATTCGGGACGCTCTACCTGCCGATGTGCCCGTACAACCTCGGTGACTTTCCTTTCGCTGCTCCAGGCCGGGGACGATGTACGGTCGTCCTATCTGGCGGCAGTCCTGATTCACCTGCCATCGGATTCACGGTTACGAGCACGCTAACCGGCGTCGGCGCAGATCAGGTTACGTTGTTGGATACCGCCAGGACTGAACCCGGTCCTTCGGGTGGAATTGCGATAACGAACATCACGTCTGCCAATCCTGGGGTTGTCACGACCGCGGCGCCTTTGGGCCTGCCTGACTTTTCCACGGTCACAATCTCCGGCGTTGTTGGCATGGCGAACGTCAATACCACGACTGTCATCAGGAATCCGAGCGGCAGCACATTTGAGATTGTGGATACATCAGGATTCCCGGCATACATCAGCGGCGGGACGGTCACGCCTTTAGGGGCAGACTCGGGATGGTTCGACTATGGACTACTAACGATCCTAACAGGTCCGAATGCTAACCGCAGCCAGCACATCAAGTCCTACCTTCCCGGCCAGTTCGTTCTGCAACAGCCGTTTTTCTATCCCCTTGTCGGGACGGAAAGCTATACCGCTGTCGCCGGCTGCAATAAGACCTCGATCGTTTGTAAGGACAAGTTCGACAACCTCCTGAACTTCGGCGGCTATCCGTTCGTCCCCGGTCAGGACAAGATTATCCAAGTGGCCCAACCTCAGTCCGGGCAGTCGGCGCAAAAGAAATGACGACGCGAGCCGAAATCGTAGCCGCTGCGCGCTCGCAGCTTGGCGTTCGCACCCAACATCAGGCGGCAGTGAAGGACGTTGCCTGCGACTGTATAGGGCTGCTCCTGATAGTCGCCGGGATCTGCAATATGCCACAGGTAACTGCCTTCCTGCAGGACTCCAGGTTTCGGGCCTATTCCAGACCTCCCAATCCGCGCCTACTCATTGCAGCCTGTGACGCTTATCTCGATCGCATCCCGATCACTGAAGCCCTACCGGGCGACATAGCCTTGGGCCGGATCGAAAAGGAACCGCAGCACTTCGGGATTATCTCATCGATTGATCCGCCGCGAATCATCCATGCCTACAGTCAAGTTGGGAAGGTCACGGAGAACGGGATAGACGCGAACTGGCAGGCCAAGGTTGTGCGGATGTATCGCTTCCGAGGGGTTGAGTAGTGGCTACCCTGGTCGTTGGGGCAATCGGCGCAACAGTCGGCGCGTTTTTCGGCGGGCCGCTCGGGGCGTCTATCGGCTGGTCACTTGGGTCTGCGCTTGGCGGGGCGCTGTTTCCGAACAGGCCGGCACAGGTTCCGCATGACCTTCATCTTCAAGGTTCTAGCTACGGCGCCTTCCGCAAGATTATCTACGGGACTGTCCGAATCAGCGGGAATGTGACTTGGGAAACCGACCTTCAGGAACACGACGGGGGCGGGAAGGGTAAAGAGCCTGAGCAGTCCACGTTCACCGCGTCCTTTGACGTTGGACTATGCGAAACTCAAGTCGTATCGGTCCTGCGATTTTGGGCCGCAGGCAGGCTGAACTACGACATTAACCAGCCGGACGGTCCCGACGTTCCGTTCGTTCTCTACGACGGCAACGCTACTCAACTACCAGACCCGACCGAGGAAGCTGCGGAGGGCGTAGGAAACGTCCCGGCATATCGGGGCGTCTCGCGCGTTGTCTTCACCGATTGGGACATGACGCAGTTTGGAAACTCAATTCCGCAACTGAGTTTCGAGCTTGCCACCAAGGGAACGCTGCAAGACCTTCGGATTGTTTTGCAGAACGATGATACCGGCAAGACGTTTCAGGGTTTCTCATGCATCGCGGAATGGGATTCGCCGGATAGCATTCCGGTAGTGACGAACGTAAATGTAGGCGTGACCTACAGCGTCGCCAATTCCAACGGCGAGGACTATGACCCGGTCGACCTGAGTGCTACAGGTGTTCACGCAACCACCATCATTTATCCGCAATGGTGGAACGGTATAGCCTTTACCAATTACTTCGGCATGGGGAATTACAAGTATGCCGATGACAGCGTTGTCCAGCTGCACTTCGGCGTCGATGTTGGCGAGATAACGGCGAGCGACGAGAATCCGACGATCATCAGTAGTGCGACCGTAACGGCGGTACTCGATCCAGTCCATTCGGTCTATAACGCTTTCGACTCGACCAAGTTCGTTTATAACGCGGGCGTTCCTGCGGGTCTGTTTTGCTACAACGCGGCGATGACGCAAGACGGGACGGCGGTCTTCGTCTTTACGCGGCCGACGGCGATAGCATCTACCGACCACTGGTACAAGATCGTAGACGGTGCGGTCGTGGACGACGGAGCAATCGACGCCGGAATCCAAGCATTATTTACGAGCGTAAGCGGTCCGTATTGTCAGACCGGAAAGCCTCATGGTGTGGCTGGCGACGGTACGATAATGAATAGCCTTTCCGTAGAGAACAACGGGACATTCTTTTGGTATATGCAGGGGGCGTCACAAACGGTTTTCCTGCTCGAGATTGATAGCGGCGGAACATTAGTCGACAGCGGCGCATCGCTTTCGATTCCGTTCTCAGGGGCAAGTCCCAACGGTGGTATCGAAGGCTGCATCCGCTCGTTGGGAACGACGGGTTATGCGGGGGTAGCCAAGGGCCACAACCTGTTTCTGCTCTCTCGAGTAGGCGATCAGGAGCTTACCTATTTGTCCGAAGTCGTGGCGGACCTCTGCGACAGGGCGGGACTTGACCCGAGCCAGTATGACGTCACGCAGCTGTCCAGCATAGTGGTTGACGGATATGTAATCGAGCAGCAGATAACGATCCGTCAGGCCATTGAGACCCTGATGCCGGTCTATTTCTTTGATGCCGTCGAGTCTGACGGGGTTATAAAGTTTGTCGTCCGCGGCGCCGATCCGATTGTGACGTTTGAGGAGGATGATCTAGCCGCTCACACGGACAGCGACGATCTCCCTGCCTTGCTGTCGTGTGTCCACACCCAAGACGCGGACCTCCCATCGTCGATCAGTATTTCCTATATGAACAAGGAAGCCGATTATCAGATCAATTCTCAAACCTGGCAGCGGATGACCGGAGGGAACGGGGACGTTCAGACCATACAAGTTCCGCTAGTCCTGACAGACCAGCACGCCAAACAGATTGTCGACGCTTGGGGCTTTAATGCCTTGTGGGAGCGCGACGCCTACACATGGTATTCGTCCCGCAAGTACGCCAAGTACGAGCCGACGGACGTTTGTATTGTGATGGGCAAGACGATCCGCATAACGAGCAAGACCGAAGGGGCTACGGGAGTCATTAAGTGGGAAGGCGTGCCGTCTCGAGCCGCCAACTATATTCAGGCCGGAGTCGCAGGGACAGCCTTTAATCCGGGGCAGACGTTACAACCGACCGTAGCTACTCAGGTTGTCCTGCTCGACATTCCCATGATCGAGGACAGCGATAACCAGAATGGCTTTTACGCTGCGATGGCGCCTGCAGGACCGGGTTCCTGGCCTGGCGGGAGTCTGTGGAAGTCGTCGGATGGCGGGTCCAATTACGAGCGCGTGGCAACGGCTGTATCCCCGGCAACCATTGGGGCCGTCACTGAAGTCTTGGGCGACTTCCCTGGTGGAAATACGTTCGACGAATCCCATGCAGTGACGGTGACAATCGGGGCGGGCGGCGGGACATTGGCGAGCGAAACCGAGCTCGCGGTCTTGAATGGGGCCAATACGTTCCTGATTGGCAATGAGATCGTGCAGGCGAAGAACTGTGTTCTTACAGCGCCGTCAACGTACCTTGTAAGCGGTTTCCTCCGCGGTCGCAGGGGAACCGAAGCCGAAATCCCGTTGCACGTTGCCGGCGAGACATTTATCGACCTGTCAACCGTCTCCGATGTTGACGCGCCGTTTAATGATTTGGGACAGACGCGGCTTTACAAAGCCGTCACGCTCGGGCAGTCGCTTGCCAGCGGGACTCCTGCTTCGTTCATCAACTACGGTGCGAAACTCAGACCGTATTCCCCGGCACAGTTGGGCGGCGGGTCGGACACCGTGGGTAATGTCACGATCAACTGGAATCGCAGAACGAGGATTGGTGGGGCGTGGGCTGACTATACAGACGTGATTCTCGGGGAATCCACTGAAGGCTACGTCCTGCAGATATGGTCGGAGGACTTTCAGGAGGTCGCGCGGATCGTTACCGGCCTGACGTCGCCGACGTTCACCTATACCGCGGCGATGCAAGTAACAGACTTCGGCGCGACGCAGCAGACCATCTTCGTTTCCGTCGGGCAGGTCGGGGCTTACACCCTCGGAGCGCAAGCGACGGCGACGATCGCCGGTATCGGCGGGAGCAACAGTGCTCCGCTGAATCCGCAAATCCCGCACAACAATCCGCCGCCGATAACCGGAGCCGGATGCTCGGGAACCGTTATCGCCGATACGCTCAACTGGGCGACGCCGACGTATATCTTTTCTCCTGATGGTTTCGGCGGCGCGGATCAGACGTGGCTCCTATCGTTTACGACGGGAAGCATTACCGCGGGACGAGGAGTGCTTACGGCCTTCGCCGGGTCGGGCGATCAACTACCGATGGGCGGGAAACTAACGGCCGAGCCATGCGGACAACCCTTGCCTCCGTCTAAGGAAAGACTGCCGCTCTCGAGCCTCGTCCAGTTTGCGTTCTACATGACCGGCAATCCTAACCCCGGCAAGTATCCGACACTGCTTCCATCAACGACTTACTACTTCAGCGTGACGAGGCCGAGCGTCGGCGCCGCAATGTCCGCGATCCTCCTCTCACCGGGAAATTGATATGGCCGACTTTACAACTAACCTCGATCTAATCTCCCCGTCGCAAGCGCAGAAGGAAGCGACCGGAGATGCTCTTTTTAACGCGGCGTCGCTGGCGATGGCCTTCGCGCGCAGGGACTCGACTTGCTCCGGATTGACATTCGGATATTACGGCGTTCGGCTCAACGGAACGTCCTACGCAAACGGGACCGTCCTCGCGACCGCGAGCAATACGAACTACGTCGTTGTTCACCGGACGACTTATGCGGTCTCGATTTCGACGACGAATACAAACTGGAACAATACGGCGGTCTATGGTCGCGCCTATCTTCTGACGGCTGGTGCGTCGACGATTACAGACTATCAGGATCACCGTTTTTCAAACGACGCGACCGGGATATTTAACCTCGGCGGCGCGGGCGCGGCGACGGCGATAACCGACGTAAAGGATAGCGTCCGCGTAGCGACGACGGCGAATATAACGCTATCGGGAACGCAGACGATCGATGGCGTCTCGGTAGCCGCCGGCGAACGAGTCCTAGTCAAGAATCAAACGACAGGATCGGAGAACGGTATTTACGTCTGCGCCTCCGGAGCCTGGACACGCAGTACGGACGCTGATAGTTCTTCCGAAGTTACGGCAGGGATGTTCGTCTTTGTCGCGGAGGGAACGGCTAACGGCGACTCGGGCTGGCTCCTGACGACGAACGATCCGATCACGCTTGCCTCGACCTCTCTGACCTTCGTCCAGTTCTCGACTTTCCTCGCCGACGACTCGGTAACGAATGCCAAGCTCGCCAATATGGCGACGGCATCCTTCAAGGGACGGACGACGGCAGGAACGGGAGACCCGGAGGACCTAACTGCTGCCCAAGCCGCCGCGATTCTCGGAACGAATATCAAGTCGACGGAGTCGCTGATTATCGCCTGTTCCGACGAATCGACGGCGATCACGACAGGAACGACAAAGTTTACGTTTCGGATGCCCTATGCTTTTACTGTTACCGCGATTCGTGCCTCTCTCTCTACGGCCCAGACCTCCGGGAGCATCTTTACGGTCGACGTCAACGAGTCCGGCTCCTCGATCATTAGCACGAAGCTGACGATCG